GCTAAAGCTCAATTAAATGACGCAACTGCAAATGCTATGGAACTTGCTGAGCAAGTTAAAACTTACCAACGTAAGGAAATCGTAGCTGAAGCATGTGAAGGTTTAGCGGCAACTGAAGCAGCAAAAGTAAAAGAATTAGCAGAGGCTGTTGAAGCTGATGATAATGAAACTTTTGCATCTAAAGTAGCAACAATTAAGGAATCTTACCTTAATAAAGATACCGCGGTAGAAGATGCTCCAGAAGTGGACGCTATTACTGAGGATACACAAGAGCAAGATATTTCTGATAATATGAAGAGATATCTAAGCGCAATCGAGCGCACAAAGTAATCCATATTAAAGGAGATATTTAAATGGAAACTATTAATCAAGTTCAATTACAGGAAAAATGGGCTCCTGTTCTTGATTCACAAGACGCCGGTAAAATTGCAGACGCGCATAAGCGTAATGTAACAGCTGTTGTTCTTGAGAACCAAGAGAAAGCTTTCCAAGAAGAGCGTGCGCAAGCAGAAGGTCTTCATGAGGCAGCTGCAGCCAACATGAGCAATGGCTCAGGTGTAAGCAACTGGGATCCAGTTCTAATCTCTTTGGTTAGACGTGCAACTCCTGCGATGTTAGCATTTGACCTTGTTGGTGTTCAACCAATGACTGGTCCAACTGGTCTAATTTTCGCTATGAAGAGCCGTTACTCAACTCAGGGTGGTACTGAAGCATTATTCAACGAAGCTGATACAGCTTTCTCTGGTGCAGCTTCTGGTTCTACTACTGCAAGTGACGATCCTTTTGCTGGTGATACTGATACACCTGCTGATGTAGATGACTACACACCAGGTGCTGGTAACACTTTGGCAACTGCTGAAGCTCAAGGAACTAGTGGTTCACCTGCTATCCCTGAGATGGCGTTCTCAATCGATAAGACTACTGTGACTGCAAAGTCTCGTGCTCTTAAAGCTGAGTACACAACTGAATTAGCACAAGACCTTAAAGCTATTCACGGTCTTTCTGCTGAGACAGAGCTTGCGAATATCCTTTCAACTGAAATTTTGGCTGAAATGAATCGTGAGATTATCCGTACAGTTAACGTTAATTCTGTTACATCTACTCGTGGTGCATCTGCTGGTACATGGAATGCAACTAACGCTACTGATAACGGTGGTGCTCGTTGGTCAATTGAGCGTTACAAAGCTCTAGTTCAAGCAATTGAGCATGAAGCTAACAAAATTGCTGTCGACACTCGTCGCGGTAAGGGTAACTGGGTACTAGTATCTAACAACGTTGCTGCTGCTCTTAACGCTTCTGGCGTTATGGACACTGGCTTGGGTGCATTGGGTGCTCAACAAATGGATTCTGACGTAACTGGTTCACTTAGAGCTGGTACTCTAAACGGCAACATTGCTGTTTACGTTGATCCATATGCTGCTGTAGACTATTTCACAGTTGGTTATAAGGGTGGAAACCCATATGACGCTGGTATGTTCTACTGCCCATATGTTCCATTAAGCATGATGAAGACAATTGGTGAGAATGACTTCCAGCCAAGAATCGGATTCAAAACTCGTTACGGTATTGCTGACAATCCATTTGTCACTGCTGGAGCTGGTGCGAACGTATACTACAGAAAGCGTAAGGTTACTAACCTGTAATTTTCTAAAGTTACACAATAAAATCCCCCTTCATTGGGGGATTTTTTTTTATTTTATAAATAAAGTCATGGAATATTATTTGTGTTTATATAGAGCTGGTCAATGTGGATCATGGTTAAGTTTTTTTGTTAATCAGCATGACAGTTTTCCTAAGTATGATATTAATATAAAAAAAGGTGGTATAGATGTAGGGTGTTACGGTTCTGATTGGTATAACCTGGAAGAAACATTAACGCAAAGAAATACTAAATTAGGTCGGTCCACTTTTGGAGATTGGAAAAAAATTTTAGCTCTAAGATCATCTGCCACAAAAGAATTTGTGAAGGTATTACCTTATCATGAACTTCATTATCATGAAAGCAAAATTGATCAGGCCGAATTTAATTATGTTTGTAGATTGATGCAACCTAAAAAAATAATATTGCCTGTTATACGTGATACATTATTTGATGCTTGTATAGATAGGTGGATGAGATATATAGATTATAATATAGATGAACCATTTATGCAGCATAAAAAACTAAGTTTGGAGAAAATGACAGATAGAAACTTTTGGGTCCAAAGATGGAAAAAATGGGAAGCATATTTAGATAACGTTAAACCATTTGGTGTACCAGGAGGAGACTTTGTGGTATATCTAGATATAGGAAAATTATTAGAAGGTGATGAAGAAGAATATAGGAAACTATTAATAGCAATACAAGAAGATCCATTACCAAATAAAAAAGAATTAATAACAGAGTATAGGAACCTTATAAATATATAGTATGCCAAACTTTTTAAATCCATCATCGTTCGTTTTAACATTAGATAGTCAAACCTATTCTGGTGCAGAATTTACGATTCAAACAATGATCCTTCCGGATGTATCTGCGGACGGCGCTCCTTTACCATTTACACAGATTGACGTTGGAATACCATCAGATAAAATAGTATTTGGTTCATTTGAGATATCATATCTAATTGACGAAGATCTTTTAAACTATAAAGAGATCTTTGATTGGATAAAGAGTAATGTTGAATCTAATCATTCAACTAATGCTACACGTGACTTGACGCTTACTATTATGAATTCAGCAAATAATGTCACAAAACAAATCAAATTTGTGGACGCTTACCCGACAATGATTTCGTCCCTACCATTTGATATCACCACAACCGATGTAGAATATCTTACAGCTGTTGTATCTTTTAAATATTCATATTATCAATTTTTATAATGAGGCACTTATATTATGCAAAAATCAATCGAAAAATGGATAGATAAATTCGTATCTGTTCATAACGAAAAACTTGGCACTGTACCATGTCCATATGCACGAAACGCATTAATCAATTATGTTAAAACTAATGACATCCGCAAGTCTCTTGAGGATTACAGTACAGATTTTAATGATGATTATCAAGTAGTATGTCTCTATACTCCCACTAAAAATTATACACCAAAAGAGTTATCTGATATTGTAACAGAATTTAATCATAACGCAATGGCTATGGATATTGTTGCATTAGAAGATCATCCGCATGATGAAGAAATTATTAATGGCGCGAAGATGAATTTTGGTAAGTGTATATTAGTACTAGTACAGAGATTAAGTGCAATTAATGAGGCTAGCAATATCCTTAAAGACAGAGGATACTATGCTAACTGGTCAGTAGAAAATTTAAATGATGTTGTGTCTTGGAGATTCGTGGGATGAGTTACTCCTATGCAAGAATTAATTTAGAAAAAACAAAGTATAAAAAAATAGGTTCGCATGAAATACTACTTAATCCAGACCCTAATCAGCTAAGAGAAATATATTACAAGTACTGTAATCATCATAAATTCAATAGTGTTATGCCACTGTTTGATATTGAGTTTGAAGAGAATACTATAATAGGATATTATGATGGAGATGTACTTGTAGCATTTAGTATGATAGCTGAATTTGATGAACATAACGCTGAGTGTTATCAATTTGCTTGGGACTATGCTAATCCTAAATTACATTTAGGTATAAAGAGCTTACGTAACGAGTGTGCAATATATAAAGAATTAGGTTATAAATACTTGTATATCGGCGGAGCTGATGAGTATAAACAAAAAATAGATGGATTCGAGGTAATGAATCCAGTAGCATGGATAGATAATAGGTGGACAATAGATGGATTCGAACCAATACAAAGTAAATAAGGCAAATGCGTATAACGGATGGGATCCATTAAAACAAGTTGTACTTGGTAATGTATTCACTCCAGAGTTTTTTGAGGATATACGCGACCATAAGCTTCGTGATCTCATGCAGAAAATACTGTTTGAAACACATCAAGATTTAGATAATATTCAAAAGACACTACAAGATATGGGTGTTGATGTAGTACGTATGCCTCCTAATCGTGTTAGTGCACTCGGATCAAAAGGTGGTAACTATTCAAGTTTTGCTGAATATGTAGAACATGAAAGAAGAGAAGGTATCACAGGTATACCTAAACCATGCCTTACACCGCGTGATGATTTTATAACCCTTGGTGATAAGATAGTATATTGCGATCACATGTGGCATGATGAAGTAGATGTAAATGCTGGAATATTTAATCCTGCAATACTTGATTTACCGTTTCAAGAGGCGGTACACGAATATCGTAAGAATAAATTTAAATTAGATTCTGATGGTAAGCTATTAGATCCTGAACAATTTAATTCAGATAATACAAGAGGGCCTCTCATACCAACTGGTTATACCGAAAAGATGAAGAATCATACATGGGGATTCTGGGCACCAGCTGTACATCGTGTGGGTAATAGGCTTATTATTGACCAAGAAGATTGGTCTAATCTTGCAGATTTTTTATTGGATAGATACCCACAATTTGAAGGTGCGAATATAGCAATTGGTGGTCATAATGATGGCTCAATGAATTTACCAAAACCAGGATTAGTTGTTTGCGGGAATTGGATGGGTCCAGAAGATTTTAAAGATACATTACCAGGCTGGGATGTAGTTCCAATTCAAAACCCAAATACAATGAAATGGGAAGATAATGTAGATTGGAAAAAAGAAAAAGGAATAACTAATGGAAGATGGTGGCATCCAGAAGCTAAAGAGAATCCAGATCTTGTAAGCTTTATAGATAGATGGTGTAGTGAATGGGTTGGAAAAGCAGAAGAAACATTGTTTGAAGTAAATATGCTTGCGGTAAACGAAAATGTAAGTCTATCTTTAAACTATCAAAAAGAAGTACACGGCGCATTAGCTAAACATGGTGTTGAAGCAGTATACTGTAGATTTAGACATAGAAATTTCTGGGATGGAGGTCTGCATTGTTTAACATTAGATACATACCGAGAAGGCGGTATGAAGGATTATTTTAAATGATACCAACAAGAGTAAAATTAATTAACTTTGCGCTTAACCAATTTAAATTTAAAGATTATTTAGAAATAGGATGTGCATATAATGAATGTTTTGATAACATTAAAGCGGAGCATAAAGTTGGTGTAGATCCAAAATCTGGTGGCACACTCCGTATGACTTCAGATGATTTTTTTAAAGTTAATTTAGAAAAGTTCGATGTTATCTTTATTGATGGCGATCACGAGCATAAGCAAGTATTAAGAGATTTTAAAAATTCATTAATGTTTTTAAGAAAAGGCGGTATAATATTCTTACATGATTTACTTCCTCCTTCAAAACACCACGCAATTTATCCTTTACCTAATAATGAATTAAGACCAAGATGCGGTACATCATGGAGAGTAATGTTTGATATTTTAGCATTAAAGAGAGAATTTTTTATTCTTAAACACGAAACAGGGATTGGTGTTTTTAGAAATCAGGATCCATACATATTCGGTGATGGATCAAGTTTGCCTCTATCAAGAACAGAAGAAGATTCTGAGAATATACCATTTGATAAGATGTTACAAATTAAAAGCGAGTTACCTATTATAGAAGGTCATCAATGGATGCAGATGATGACGCGCGACAGAATTAGACAACGTTTAATAGAAAGAGGAATGCTAGATGACGATTATTTCTAAAACATTTTGTCCATTACCTTTTAACCACATATATATTCACCCACAAAATAGAGCTCAAGTATGTTGTGGATTTAATAAAAGCTATATGCCTGAGGGGTGGGAACTTCCTGATATAAAAGATTTTGATAAATTATCAGATTATTTACAGCATCCTAATATAAAAGATATACAACAAAAGATGTTGAAAGGGGAAGAAGTTGCAGGGTGTGCCACCTGTTATTACGCAGAAAAAAATGGATATGATAGTATGCGCACAAAAGAACTTCAGATGTGGTATGGAAATGATTGGATGCCAGAGCCAGATATTGAAAATCCAAAATTAAACTTTGTTGAAATAACTTTTGGTAATTATTGCAATTTAGCATGTAGAACTTGTGATAGTGATTTATCTCATTCATGGTTAGATGATAATAAAAGATTAGAGAAATATGTAGATGAAGGATTAGCTGTTAGTACCACAAAGAAAAGATTAAATATTGAAAGAGAATGGGAAGATGATGATTTTAAAGATTTAGAATATCTCAAAATTACTGGCGGAGAACCAATGCTACATCCGGATTGGTTTAAATTTGCAAATAGATTTGATCCTACAAATGTTAAAATGTTTATATTTACTAATACAAGTTGGGTTCCTAAAAAGAGACACTTAGATTTATTAAAAAAATTTGAACATTGCCAAATATTCATGAGTATAGATGGCACAGGTTCGGTACAAG